ATTGTATTCCGCGTTGTCGAACCCATTTCTTAATACCTTCGGTCAACCCGCCTTTTTTACCACTACCCGAACCGAATCTAAACCCGCTTAAACTTCTTCCGAAGCGAACTCCTTTTACTCCTTGGTCTTGGTAGAATCCGTAATCTTCCATTTCGAAAAAGAAACGAATTGAATTAGGCATAACCTTCATTTCTGCAACTAAGGAATCAGACAATTTACCCGAAACATTTTTTTTGCGTAGATTATTTTGCGCTTTAGCTATTACATAGTCGCGAAATTCTTCTAAGGCTTTTTGTTGGAGTTCCTTTTCCATTTAACAAATAGTCATATCGTTAGGGAAGTCAACGTCGAAAGTCATTGCCCAACCTGCAAGGTAATTTTCGAATCGTTCTATAAATGGTTCGCAAGTAGGAGCTCCGTTTAGGTGGTAAAGATTGTCCCAGATATTTCCGTGTTTAAGCATTTCGAACGCTCTGTTTAATACTGCTAACTGAGTGTTAAGTACATCGATTTCATTGTCGCTTGTCTCAAACTTTGTGGTTGGTTCTTCTTTACGTTGGCTTACGTTATCCATTGCCATAAGCGTAACGTTAGCAGTCATTACATTATCGTTAAACGTAACTTGGTTTACCATTATATGAACTAACGGGAATAAGTTTTGTTTACCTAAGTCCACGTTAAATATCGAACCTTGCGTAATAGTATTCACTAACGGATCCGCCGTAAAGTGGGTGTTTAGTTCGTTTAGTAAAGAGTAATATCCGTTCATTTTGTTTTCTTTTTAATTTCCATTACTTCGATTTCGTTCTTTTCGGCTTCGAAGGATAAATAGGTAAGACACTTAAATAATCCGTATTTAGTAACTTCGTCGTATTTCGTAATGTCTCCCTTAGCGAGTCCATAGATTGAACTATACCATCCCCACTTTTTTCCAAACTGAGTTCTTGCGTCAAAGTCAAGGATTCTTCCTTCTTCATCTTTGTTAGTTCCTTCTCCATAAAGTTTAGGGTAGCGCTTAATAACTCGCTTCCTAAAGTCCAAAAAAAAACCGAAGAACTGATTGCTACGTCCAAAGGAGCGAACTTCATAAGATCGCAAAATTCAGACGCTCCCGTGTATTCTGCTATTTCGTATTTATCTCCGTGTTTACGTATAATCGGTCGATACATAACTGCCATTGCTTTATGGAAATCGTCCCACTTCGCCAGGTAGTTATCTAAGTCGACGTATTCCCCGAAACTGATATTCTCTAAGTTAGGAATAAACCCGAACTCGATTTCGCCTATTTTAAACCGTTGTTTAAACTTTGGCTTTTCCGAAAAGATATTATTGAAGTGAATTACCAACTCGTTAACGCTTGTTAGCTTCATTCTAACCACGTCCTTTAATTGTATACCACAAAAAATTTCGATCATTTTCTGCGCTATAAATTCTTCATCGTTTGAGTTATCCCGCATCTTCAAGAATTCTTGGTAATGCTTTAGTGGGATTTCAGTAATGTTAGTTGGTATGGTTAAATCTAACTTCATATTTATTAAACTATTTATTCGTGTTTTTGTAATTCACAACGTGTTCGTGCGCCTTCATTAGCATTTCGAAGTGCGCAGTAAATCGTGCCATATTGTTAAATACGATTCTAACTCGTTTTCCTGTTCGTTCTTGAATGTAAGATTCAACACGTGAAATCATTACCTGCATATCGTTTGTTTTATCGTATTGCATAGCTTCCGTATGTTGCGCCTATTCCTAAAGTTTCCATTTCGTGATAACGTAATGCATCTATTCCGTGGTTATTAAAATCGATTGGCTTGTTTAATCGTCTTCCCGTCTTATCGGTGTCCCAAATATACGAACGAAGTTCTTTGATTAAATCAACGCTTTGATTAGTTATTAAATATTCTTGTCGTTGCATTACGTCTATCCCGTAATTAATCGAATCCTTACCTTTAGTTACTCCTTTAATCGTTATTCCTAAGCGTCTTATTTCTTCGATTGATTTAGGTTCGGAAGAATCAGCGTATACAATTACGTTTTTTGGTAGGCGCTTCGCTATATCGCTATTTACTAATCCGTTTTGGTAAACAATTTGGTTTACTATTCGTTGGTTATTGTATGCGTAAACTTCGACGATCGCAGTCGGATCGTTCGTATAACCGAAGTCAAGTCCTATCCCTAACAACCGTGCTTCCTTTGGAATCGTGTCTATTACCTTCCAATTACTAAACACAACGCCTTCTAACATTCCGAGTTGACCTTCGCCATAAACTTTCCACCAATTCGCCCAATAAGAACTTGTCTTCGCTTTGTCGCGATTCTTTTCGATTTGCTCAACTATTGATTGGTCAAGTGCTTCGTTATCCTTGTATGTTAGAATTAAGAAGTCCGAATCAGGTTCGTCTTTTAGTTCGGTGTGAACCCAAAATTCGTTAGCAGGGTTGAAATCTAAATAAACTTCCTTTCGTGTTCGTATAGCAAGTTCGTTGTAAGCGTCAAAGGTTACGTTGTTACATTCGTTGATATATAGAATATCTCTACGAGCTCCACGAAGTTTACTCGAGTCATCTGCGGAAAAGAATTCAATTACCGAACCATTTGCGAACTCATAACGAAGTAGCGACTTATTGAACCTATCTTCGAAGAATCTTCCCGTCCATTTCATTATTTTTAAGAAGTCCTTTAACGCACCCCGTCTTAAATGGGGGATTGTTTCGGCAACTACGCTTATTTCGATTCCTTCAGTTCGTGCGGCTCTATCAATTAACACGGGTAGAATCCCAAACGTCTTACCCGCCGAAGTTCCCCCTTGAATAATCTTAATCCGTTTTTTAAGATTCAGTATCTTCGTGATTGCCGTCGTTTTCCGAAACATCGGGGAAAAGTGGTTGTTCTACGTTAGTAATTTCTTTTTTCTCTACCAGGTTGTTTAGGCGCGCCGTAATGCTTGGGTTATATATACCTGCCATTCCCCCGCCAATTTGATCGTTGCGAACTTCCTTGCGTATACGCGTAGCGATAGTTAAAAATCTCTTATATCTCCCGTTCGTATTTGCGAAATAGTGGCTTAAATCGCCTATAACGCCTAAATCAGCAACGTAACATTCGAACCCTTCTATTGTTAACGGACGTTCGAGTTCTGAGTATTCGCTTCTTCCTTCCTTACCTACGAATGTATGTTTAAGGATTGGGTTTTGCTTTACGCTTCTTTTGTAATCTTGGAATAAATCCCAAAGGTGTTCGGGGGATTGTATTTTGTTTGGTCGTGCCATTTTAATTCGTGTTTATATAATTGCGCCTATTCCTCTTAACGCTCTAACTACGTCTACGTTGTTATCGTAGTGAGTAACTATTCCGAGTTCTTTTACCTTTGCTATTTTATCTTCGTTAGAACCCATTGCGCAAACCCTTCCTACGGGTATTCCTAATTCGTTTGCTTTAGGTAACATCGCTTCTTTATTTTGACGTGCGGATATTATATAAACTTCAGCGCCTTCGTTAATTAGTTGTTTCGCTTTTTCGTAACCTCGTTTTGTGCTTAAAGTTCCGTCGAAGTCAAAAGAAATCTTTTCCCCAGCTAATTTAGTTTTGAATGCGTCTTGACAAACTGCGTAACGTTGGTCTACGTCGTATTCTTCGGTCATTTTGGAATCCCCCATACAACGTTGAATAAATTCCTTTTCGGTTTCGTTACTTGTCGGTTGTGGTATTGGCATCTTGTTCGGCTTTATATACTGCGTAAAGTTGATTTAATTTATTTACGATTTCGCGAAGACACGATCCACACGAAGTTGGTTGCATTCTTTCGTGCAAAACTCGATTGTAAATCTTTAATAACTCGCGTTGCTCACTTGGAGTAACACTACTTCTTCCACGATTGTAAAACGCATCTAAGTAAGAATATTCTTCTTCCGTTAGACATTCGGGCTTCTTGTAACGCCAAAGTTCATTTAGTTTTGCTTTACGTTCTTCGCAACCGCAATCTTCACCCATTACCCATTTAGCAACTTTTGCTATTCCTGTAGCTTCTAAAATATTTTCAACGGTATCTCCTAATCCTTCCGCTTGTTTTTTTCTTGGTCTTGCCATAACTTGTTTATTTAATTAATTCAAAATCTTCGTTTTTGTAGTCCGTGTAATCTTCCCCTACGGCTATTCTTATTTTTTGTTTGCAGTTCTTTAGCGTGTTGAAAATACTACTTGAACTTATTTTCGTTTCTGCGGCTATATCCCGAATTGATAAATCCGTGTCTCGGTAGAGTTCAAATAATTTTTGATCGTACCAGTGCCAAGAATCCACTTCGTTTTCTATCTTACCCAATATCTTTAAGTAGGCTTCGTGTTTATCTAATTGGCTTGGTTCGTCTTTTATTTGTATAGCCTCAATATCAAACCCCTCAAACTTTCCTTTATTACGAATAGCATAAAGATACATATTACGTAAAGTGAAATACATAAAGCCTTTATTGATTTGACCATTTGTTATTACGTTTTCGGGTTTCGTGTATTTGTATAATCTTAGATAACATTCTTGCACAAGGTCTTCAGCGTATAAATCTTCGCCGAAACTTTTAACAAGTTTTACCCATTCTTTGTGGTCTTTTGCCACGTCTTTAAGCCATTCCATACGCTTAGTTTGTTGTCAAATATAATGATTAATTTTTGATCACAACAAAACATAAAAAAAAACCCCCTTATTCGGGGGGCAATCCATTGTAAAAACGATAAACAAATGCGTCTAACTTCTTGGCAGTTTCTAAACTCACGGGTTTACCAAGTAAGAAACGATCCAGATTGTATTGGTGCATTTTGTGTCCTCGTTCTTTTATTTCGGTTACTATTTGATTCCGTGTTTTTGTTTCGAGAATCTTACGTAAGTAACCTCGTAAGGAGTAGTCGTCTATAAACATAACTAAAAGGGTAAATCGTCTTTTTCAATTATTTGAGTGTGGACTTGTTTCGGGGATTCGTTCACATAAGGCTCACTAAATGAACACGAAAAGTATTTAGTTCCTTTCGAAGATTCTTTAAGCCATAAGGCTATCTCCATTTCTTTTCCGTTTACGTTTACTTTTCCTCGGTAGTCGGGTTGGTTACCTTGTTTCTTGTCATTTTTAAAAATTGCACCAGTGTTTACTTTTGTTTCCATTTGTTATTTATTTAAATTTATTTCGTGTTCGTTTAGGCTATTAAAAAACGTTTCTCTTATGCGTTCAACCATATTAAATTCGTCTTCGTTTAGTTCTTCGTATTTCCATAACTTACGTAGTTCCGCTTGCATTTCCCAAAGAACGTTTAACATCGCGCTTCCTTTAGTTGCGCAATAGTATTCCGCTTCTTCGTCGGGTAGGTTAAATTCAATTATTGCTTTCATATTTCCTTTTTAAGTTTTTCAATGTACAAGGTTGCATCCATAAGTTCTTCTTGAAGGTGATTAAGCCAACCCATTAAATCAACGTCTTTACGGTCTAAATTAGTTCCGTATTTCTTTATCCCTCGTTTACTGCGTTCGTGGTATTTAGTCATAACTGAAATTAAAATAGTGTCTTCGTGTTTAATTGGTTCTTGTTCGTGTGTTATGTTCATTTGTTTTCTTTTTCTAATTCATCAATTTTAGCCTTATAAAAATATATTTCGGATTTTAGTTGTTGAATTTCTTTATTAAACTTCCTTAGTTGGTCTTCGTGTCTATTTACCCGTTCTTTGTAATAAACCGAACTTTCAATAGCTTTTTCGTATTTATCTAAGATTACTTCTATAACTCTTTGCTTCATAAGGTTTGCATTAACAAGTTATAGTATTCTCTACATAGTTCGACACGTTCTTTAATTTGCTCGATTACTTGTTCGTCTTTTTGTACGAACCAATACTTTACACGGCGATTCTTAGGAATGTGGCTAAACTTATGCTTTGTTTCGATTTCTTCGCGTAGTTCTTGCGATTCATCTATAAGATGTAATTTCCAATGAGCTCTACGAATTTCGTCTTCTACCATTTCACCTGGTGTATCAATAAGACAATAAGCCAAGATAGATTCATTTTTACCCGTTAACCACATATAACCCTGCAACTGATAATAGTAATCTTTGTTAGGTAATTCCGTTTCAAACCACGGGAATGTTGAAGCATCCCAAGAACTTTTAACATCTATTAAAACTTCGTCCGTGTTTACGTCGGGAGTTCCTGTTAACCAATCGTTTGTAAAATGTTCGTCGTTCTTGTAAATAAACTTAAAATTCAAAACATCGTTAACCAGCGCTATCGATTCTTCTTCAACTTCGTTTCCTTTATCCGTGTAACGCGAACTAAATTCTTTGCGGATTCCGTACTTTTCTTTTAATACTATTTCTTCTACGTAGGACTTAGCCGTTTGCGATAGGACTTCCCCCGACTTACGGGGGTTAGTCATTATCTTACCAATTTGAGAACATCGGACTTTCATACGTTTTCAAGTAATTTAGTTTGACCTTCAGTTAATTCGAACTTTTCGATTAGTTCTTCCTTGGTATATTTTCCTTCGGCGATCATTTCTAAAGCCTTACCAAGTCGTTTGTTATCTATAGTAGGTTTTTTCTTTATCTGTTCGCCCGAAGCATCCGTATCTTTATCAGTAACTAATCCAAGCGCAGAACTTAAAGCGTATCGACGAAAGTAAGTAACACCGCTACCGAAACTTTGATAGTCGTTCATACCTTTTAATTCTACTTGCGGAATGGCTACCTTTGATTCTAACGTTTCGCCACTTTCAACGTGAAAAATAACCGTTGCAATATAATCTATTCCTTCTTTAGTGTCGAGTAACTGAGTGAATCCTAATCCGTGTTTTTTTAGTAACGGATTAACTACTTCAAAAATCTTCGGTAAATCTGCGTAACTATACCCGTAGCCTTGCGTACCTTTGTGAATTACTGGTACTTCTTGTTGGAAGGCTGCCAACGACTTAAATAAATGTTTCATAACGTTTTTTGTTTTTAATTACATACAAATATAATGATTTTTATATTACAAAATAAAGTTTAGGTAAATTTTTTTAGATTTTTTTTCCTTCTTCGATATTTATCAGCGTGTACGTCTTTTCGATAGGCGCTATATTTTCGAAGTCCGTTGTTTGTGGCATACGGTTATCGGTTATCCAATTTGGTTTTATGTTACGTAAATCGAACGCAAAGATTCCATTGGGAGTTGAATTTATGTAAATCGGTTTTTCGTCTTGTTCTACGTAGCGTTGTATCATATCAACGTACTTTATCTTTTCTAAAATTAAGTTTGCGTAATGTCTTCTTCTGCATTTAAGTTCAATCCGTGTTTTTGTGCTTGGGGAATAACAATCCCACTTTGAAAATTGGTTTGTGCTTCGTTCTAAGTCTGGAAAATAGTTTTCCTTTAGGTAATTAAATAATACTGATTCGTTCATAACGTTTTTATTTTGTTTTTATAGGTTTCTATTATTTCTTTAAGTTCGTCCCGTGTAAATTTTCGTGTTTCGTGTGCTTTTTCATTTAGTTTGGATAAACGATCTTCGCCTATTCTCTTTTGAATTCCGAGTTGATAGTTCAATAAGTTTCCGTGTTTATGTTGATTACACATTACACATTGCCCGTGTACGTTATCTTCGTCGAATGTTACGGCTTTATGTACACCACTACTAAAATAATGTCCTGCGTCGTATTTACTTCCTAACGGCTTATCGCAACTTACACAAGGTTTATCCTTGTCCCGTAACCTAATATATTTATTAAACACAACTTGGGCAAGTTTAGTAAGTTCTTGAACTGTTTGGAGTTCGTCTTTTAATACCTTTTTCTTCTTCTTCCATTGTTTTTCCTTTTCAAGTTCTACCCAAACACGGACACAATCAGTATCAAAGCAAAATTTTTGATTAAATCGAACGGGAGTAAATTCGGTTTTACAGTTCTTGCACTTCATTACTCGTAATTTATGGCTTTATTTATGGCTTCTAAACGCTTGTTTTCCGTGTTTAAGTCTAAGTTAACTAATTCTAATCTATACGCGTTTTGGCGCAACGCTCGGTATTCTTGTTCGAGTTGATTCCAATATATTTTACATTCGTTTATATGCTCTAACGTTTCTTCCATTGAATCTATTAAGTCCTTTCGGTTAGGGTTCTTTTCTTTTATTTCGTTCAAACTTCCTTGAATCTTTAAGTAGGTATGCGAAAGTAAAACTTGCGCTCGTAGTGTTGTAAAATCGTCCATTATTTTGATTTAGCGTATTTTTTAATTAATGTATTTCCGTGTTGTTCTTGCTCAAAGTAAACTAATTTTTCTTTATCGAAAAAGATTTCGTGTTTACCTATCTTACCATTTGAACGTGGTTTAATCTTATTGAAGTACAATTCCGCTTTATAGTAAGTCGGGTCTTCGCGGTGTACTGTTACCATACATTTGCCCGAATTAAACCATTCCGAACCGCCTTTTAAATCGTATGGAACGGGCGCG